TCATTCTCTAAGAGTGACATTGCCAAGGCTACGAGTGGTGATGTTCCTCGTGCCATTGCCGCGCTTGCCCGAATGGAATCTCGTGGTGTGGCAACTGGTGAGCAGGCTCGTGTTATTGCGTTCGCAATGAAGGCAATTGAATCCTCTACCTATGTGGAAGAGGAAGATGTTGTACCGACTAATGTCATTTCAATTCGCGACCGTCTGAAGGAGTCTTGTACTCCGTATGTTGCTTGGATTGACCAGCAGATCGATAACTTCATTGCTGGCAAGTCATACGATGATAACATATATGACTATTTGAATGGTCAAGGCTGTAAGGCTGGCCATGCTCGCATGATTCGAGAAGCGTTTGAGTTCAACTTTAACGAGATGGCTCTCCTCAAGGATGGCGACCCTGCTGTTGTCGAATGTTATGAGGCCTATGGCAAGAAGGCTATCAAGGTCCTTGTTGCATTCTACGAGAAGTTGGAATCTGATCTTGCTCAGCTTGAGCAGACTAAGAAGGCTGCTCGTGTCCGTAAGGTCCGTAAGCCAAACGTCGAGAAGATGTTGTCGAAGGTCAAGTACCTGAAGGAGTCTACCGAGTTTAAGGTTGGTTCAATCCACCCCCAGAAGGTTCTTGGCTCTGAGCAACTTTGGATCTTCAACACTAAGACTCGTCAGCTTGGCCGCTATGTTGGTAGCAACATCCAGTTTAAGCGTTCGAGCCTTCTTAACATTGAGCTTGAGCAAAGCGTATCCAAGAAGCTTCGAAAGCCTGAGGAGTTCCTCAAGGTTGTAATGAATGCCTCTAAGTCTCAACTCAACAAACAGTTCGATGCTATCAAGGCTGTTGCCAAGCCGATGAATGGCCGACTGAATGAGTTCACTGTCCTCTTGAGGGTTTGGTAATGAAGCGCTTCCTAATTGCTCTTATCATCATTGCTCTCGCTCCTTGGTTTATTGGTTTCTTTATAGGATTTGCACATGGCTTCTAATACCTTTTCTGTATTTGTTCGGAACGCTGATGGTGGTATCATTGAGTTCTTTGACCTCAATAAGACAGATGCCCTAAAGCTGGTCAAGGAGATGAAGGATGATGGGTTTACGGAGCTTGATATGGTTCCAACATTCAACACTCCTTACTTTACAGACAATGTCTTAGCAAAGGAAGAGGAAGATGGAATCCTCGAATAACGACAATGTCGTTAGCCTAGCTGAGTTCCGTCAGAAGAAGATGGAACCAAAGATGAAAAGGACAAGGCATCTCGAAAGCTTTGTTGAGGCTTACCATGAGGCTGGTCCTGAAGCAACTGATGTGTTCAATAAGACAATGATGTTGCTCAGAGCATATGGTTTTGAGACAGAAGACTTTGACAGAAAGGATGTCTTGCTGTTGAGGGAAGCCATCTTTTCCATTATACTACGGTATAGGGAAGAACATCATCCTCTACATTCGTTTGTAGATGAATTTGATAAATACTTTAACAGACTTGAATTTTTTCTGGATAGTGAATGGGTCAAAGCAGATTTCGAAAGTTTCGATGATGAGCTAGACCCTAATGAAGAAGAACCTACATGATAATCGTTGACTTAAACCAAGTAATGATTTCCAACCTGATGATGCAGCTTGGGAACCATACTGATGCCAAAATAGAAGAGGGCCTTGTTCGACACATGGTCTTAAATGCCATTCGTTCATACAAACAAAAGTTTGGTGAAGAGTATGGTGAGATCGTTATTGCATGTGACGATAAGAACTATTGGCGTAGAAAGATCTACCCATACTACAAAGCCAACCGAAAGAAGGCTAGAGAGGAATCTGATATTGATTGGACCTCGATCTTCGAGTGCTTCAATAAGATTCGGGAAGAGCTGAAGGAGTACTTTCCATATCGAGTCCTAAAGATCGAGACGGCAGAAGCAGATGATATTATCTCAGCCCTTGTTCACCACAATGGTTCATTGCTAATGACAGGCAGTGCAGAAAAGATTCTTATCCTCTCTGGGGATAAGGACTTCATCCAGCTTCAGAAGTTTGTCAACGTCACTCAGTACGATCCGGTCCGTAAGAAGTTTATCTCTCATAAGAATCCTGAGTTATATCTCAAGGAACATATTATGAGGGGTGACTCTGGTGATGGTATTCCTAACTTCCTATCAGGTGATGATTGTTTCATCTCTGGTACTAGACAGAAGCCAGTTCGCCAGAAGAGTCTTGACCAGTGGGTCAAGCATTCTAATCCAGAAGACTTTTGTGACCAAAACATGCTCCGTGGCTATAAGAGAAACGAGGCACTAGTAGACCTATCGAAGATTCCAAGTGAGGTCTATAAGAATATTCTTGCTCAATATAATGAGCAAGAAGGTAAGAAGAAAGCAGACCTACTTAATTACTTTATCAAATTCAAGTTAAAAAACTTAATGGAACATATTGGAGAATTCTAATGAACAGTAACGTATGTGATGTGTTTGAAGTTGCTTGCCGCTATAAGACAAAGCAGGAAAGAGCTGATGTCCTAAAGGCAAATGATTCGTTTGCTATGAAGAGTGTTCTTCAGCTAGCCTTTCATCCTAATGTAGCAGCAGCTTTGCCAGAAGGAGCACCTCCTTATAAGCCAGTGCCTGAGAACCAGTACGATTACCATCGTGGTTACCTCCATGCTGAATCTCGTAAGATGGGTTACCTAGTTGACCAGCCAGGTCAGAACCTCAACAAGATTAAGCGTGAGAATATATTCATTACTATTCTAGAATCCCTTCCTGGTCCTGAAGCATTGATGTTGATTGCTGCCAAGGACAAGAAACTACATAAGCTGTATAAGGGAATCACAGCTGATGTTGCTAAGTTAGCATTCCCTGATATCCTACCGGATGATGTTAAGTAAGAGGTTTATAGTTCCATGACGATCAAGAAGTATTCTCGTAACCAGCGCTTTGAGGATTATGAGGACCGCCCATCTAAACCAAAGCAGAAGGACCGTAGTGAGAAGCATATTCGTAATGCTTTAAGAGGCCACGATCTTGACACGCTAAAGAGACTTTCAAGTGAAGACATGGAAGAAGACTTGTTTGATGATTACGACTTAGACTATAGGCGCTAATAATGATAGAACAATATGCAATCCACATTCTCTGGTTTTTTATGAGTTGTGTATTTGGTACCTGGATGTATTTCCAAGGTGCAACCAAGGGCACACTCGCCGGGGTCAGTGCAGCCGTAATTTTTATGACAGTGAATGGTAAAAAAAAGGAAGCAGAAAAATTTATTGAATTTGTCAATAATCTTACAGGCAAAGATTTCAAGATAGATAAATAAACATATGCCTACATACACATTTGAAAACACCCTTACGGGTGAGGTCCATGAGGAGTTCATGTCAATCTCCGCACGAGAAGAGTACCTCGTTGCCAATCCTCATTTGAAGACCATTATCACACAGGCTCCGCCCATCGGAGATCCAATACGCCTCGGCCTTAAAAAGCCAGATGCTGGGTTCCGTGACGTCCTTAAAAATATAAAATCCCATCATAAGAGGTCCAACGTCAACACATGGTAACAAAGGGTAGTACTCAATGCCAAACAAAGCTAAGAAGAAACTTCGACTAGCAGTTAACGGTAACCAACATCAGCAAGGAGTCAAGCTACATCAGATATATCCAATAACAAAAGCGCAACAGAAAGTATTTGAATCATTCTACAAATCTCATTTACTACTACACGGTATCGCAGGCACTGGAAAGACGTTCGTCAGCCTCTACCTCGCTCTAAAAGAAGTTATAGAGCATAAAGCGTTCAAACGCATTGCAATAGTCCGCAGTTGTGTTCCAACAAGAGATGTGGGCTTCATGCCAGGAACACTAGAAGAAAAATTAAGCGTATACGAGCAACCATATAGAGAAATCATTAATTGTCTAACCCAAAGAGTTGATGGGTACGACCTACTTAAAGAGGCTGGCGTAATTGAGTTTATGTCAACATCGTTTATAAGAGGTCTTACATTAGATAACACAATCATCCTTGTAGACGAAATCCAGAACATGACATTTGGTGAACTTGATTCGGTCATTACAAGAGTGGGTGACTATTCCAAGATCATCTTCTGTGGTGACTATAGACAGACAGATCTCCAGTCAACAAAGGATAAGTCTGGCCTAAAGGACTTTATGAAGATCTTAAATACTGTCGCAGATGTTGACTATATTGAGTTTTTGGTGGATGATATAGTGAGATCAGGATTTGTTAAGAAGTATATCATTGCCAAGACTGAATTGGGATTTGGATAGGTAAGCTTCTGAAGCTAAAATGTGCATAGCATAAATATCCTTTACTAGCACTATAACTATCACGGATTCTAATATGTCAGACCCAGAACAGTCCATTATATTTCCAGACGTAACTGTTGTTAACAGCAACACCACGGATTACAAAGTTTGTGGTAATCCTGATTTGGTTGAGCGTGTTGACATTCAGTCCAAATTACCTGGTGTACAAACATGGGTATATGGTTATGTTGATCCAACGACTAACACATATATCCATTCCCACGAAATGGAAGTTAAGAAAGGTAACTTCCTATGAGATATTATGGTCTAAAACAAGTTGATGGCATAAACCTTATGAGATATGAGGGGGTTGCAAATCAATATATAACCTCACTTCCAATGTCATACTCGAACAGCGTCTATAAAGCAAGAGCTGATATTCTATATGTGTGTGAAGGTTCTGGTCCCATAACTGTAACCGAGTGCCAAACGAATAGCGACTTAGTTGGTTTCTCATATCAGCCTGGCACAGCATATGTGCCAGAAAATGTATTTGGTAATAACATTGTTAAACTAGAGAGTGGTAATGCTGTCCCAGTATTAACAATGGTTACGTTTCGTGGACAATCCAACAGTTATGCAACTGATGTTGCAACTATTACAGTTAGTGGGTCGTATGCTATCCCCCCCAATACCTATGCTGTAGTGGTAGAAGGAACAATAACTGTATCCAACACCACGGTTGACTCTAATGCAGATCTCTACATTCTTGGTATAAGAGAGGAAGAGAGAACAGTTGAAGGTAACGGTAAGTTGATTACATTTAAGGTTGTATAAGAACCAAAATATATTATGGCAATGTTGTATGCTATCGGTGACAGCTTTACCTACGGGTTCAATTTCAAAGTAGAACAAGAAAGGATTGAGTCAGTTTGGCCTAGACAGCTAGCTGACCTCCTCTCTTTGCCATATAAGAACCTATCTGTTCCTGGTGGCAGCAATTGGAGGATGGCTAGGTTAGTAGCGACGCTGCCCCTAACACAAGATGATATTGTTATCATAGCTCTATCTGATAATCAGAGGTTTGAGTTTGGTGTCAACCTAAATCACAAACCCCCAGCACCAAAGTTGCCAGGTGACATTAATGAAGTGGATGGTAATCTTGTAACCAAGAGATTCTTTAGCGCTTTGTCTGAAAGAACAGTAGATGAAAAAGCAAAGGCTCTAACAGATTTAACATTTGGCCCATTCTTCAATAAAATGTGGTTTAACCAAATGCATATAGTCATGTGCTTAGCTATTACTCATAGGTTGCAAACAATAGGTTGCAAGTGGTTAATGTTTGATGCATGGAACATGAATCCAAGAATTGACATACCAAATTATATTTTTCCAAACTCAACGATGTATGATAACGTAGTACAAAGAGAGAAGGATGAGATGATGCGGTACTGGACCAAAGAAGAGCATGCTCAGATAGCTAAGATTGTTTACGACAAACTTAACAACAGCCAAAACAATGAATACGAAATTTACAGTGCAAATACAAATTTAGATTGGTATTATTAATGAACAGAATAAACTTTGAT